CGCGGGCTGGGCCTCGGCCTCCGCGGGCTGAGCCTCGGCCTCCGCGGGCCGAGCCTCGGCCTCGGTGCGAACGGACTCGACGGCCTCCGCACACACGGACTCGACGGCCTCCGCACACAAGGCCTCGGTCACCTCCTCGGGTGACTCTATCGTGTCGACACGCTCGATGGCCACGGGCGCATATGGAGTGTCGAGTAAGGATGGGAATGAGAACATGAGCTCGTCTTGTTTGCGTTCCAGTGTGCATTCTACCCCACTGTGTCCGAACGCAATGCGTTCAGAGCATGTGGTCGAATACCGTCGTGGTACAAATAAAGATAACCGACGATGGAAGACCTCCGTAAATCGATGCTCGACAACTTTTTCGCATGCGTAAAGTCGTTCGTGCGCCTTAGTGTGCCGACACATGCCGCATCCGCGCAGGCTCAGATCGCCATGATGAGCTACGAGATGCAGCGTGAGCAAGTCGAGGCATTCCATACGACCATGAGTGACGAGTGCCCCACTCTCGTTTCATACTCGAAGGCATTTAGCCGCATGCAAGGACGACCGATCACACTGTACGACGTGACTCGTTACCGCGACGTGGAAGCCATGATCAAGTCAGGGCTCTACGCGGGGCCCCTCGAGGCCCTCGGTGCCACGATCACCGAGAAAGAGATTCGTGTCGTGTGTCGTCGCAATGCCGACGCGCTGTGGGATTGCCTTGACGCCCTGTGCAATGCCGCGTATGCGTGTGCGACGCTGTCCACCTATGGTACGCCGTCGATCCCCACAGCCGAGTCCATTGCCGAGAACATCAAGCAGACGAAGGAGCGCAAGAAGACCCCCGATGTTTCCGGGCCTACGGTTGACCAGGCCAGATGTGAGACGCTGGTCACGGCAATCAAGAATGTGTTCGTCGCTGGTGGCGAACCCGAGCCCACCGTCGAGGCGGGTTCTATCGCGACACTGGACAAGGGACTGGCATCCATGGCTTCCGAGGGGTCGGTGTATGGCGATCTCGCGGTTCAGAAGGACATACAACGATTCTCGCAGTGCCCCGCACTGGTTAAAATGGGCCTACCTCCTTTAGACGACTCAACCCTCGCGGCGTGGACCGAGCTGGCCGATGCGTGTGGCAAATCACACAGCCTCACGCAAATGCAACGCAGCATTCCAAAGAATATGATGGCAACGATCGAGAAGCAGGCGGCCGCCCTTGCGAGTGGGATGGGCCCCGACGGCGACCTCTCGCAGCTTGACCTGTCGACCATTGGCGAGAGTGTACTGTCCCAGTGCTCCCCCGAGGACCTCACGCAGCTCGCCGGGAATATGGGCGATATCCTACCCAAGATCTCAGGTCTGGCGGCGTCACTGGAGCGCGAGACTGGGGGCGTAGAGCTGCCCCCTGAGGTTGGGTCGATGCTCAAGGGCTAGTGTGTAATCAAAGTCATCAATGTTATTAGGGTCTCATAACGAGAATGGTACCAATCCCCTCATAGCCGCCTCCCATGCCGCCTCCTTGTCGTCAATCTCGGGCCACACCCCTATACAGCTACTATCCCCTTCTGGCACATCTGCATTCTGCGAATCCATCCACGTACACAGTGCGTCGATCTCTGTCGCCGTCGGTGGTCGCCGTGTCCGGTGTTTCGACCGTCCATATCTACGTCTGTACGCGTAATTATACCGCGCCCGTCGGAGCCTCGTTGCCGTGTACACGGGCGCGAGCCCGGCGGCGAGGAACTTGTGGTTGATCTCGTCGACGGCATTGGCAGGCAGGGATGCCGACGACCCAATGTAGGCGCTGACGATTCTGATGTGTGCGGTTGTGAGTGCCATCAGTGCGTATCGGTGGCTTTCGCAGACATTATACAAGTTGCGTCATTTTCCAGATTTTTGTTGGTTGCAATGTTTATCATATTGATAGCCCGTTCACACGACCCTCCGCGATCACGGCGCGCGTGCAGTGGTCGTGAGCACGAGACATGTGAACGGCCGTGCGACCGCGGGCGGCGCACAGCGCAGTACGGTCTGTGTGCTCTGCTCCCAGAGCTCCAGCGCCCGCGAGCCCGTGACCACTAGGCCCACGTCGATCTTGGCCGCCTCCAGGCGTCGTACACGGAAATATTCCTTGCGCTCCGCACCCCACCGGGCGCGCCACCGGGCGGGGGGCGCCTCGCCAGGCGGGAGCTCGTGCCGTACGCTCTGTGGCGTGGCGAGGAGGTGCATACCCTGACCGGACTTGGTGCACCGGGCGCGCCCGGCCATGTAGAGCATGTAGCCACCTGCGACCGTGTGGCGCTTCACGACGACATAGCAGCTGCCCGACTCGAGCGTCCCGTAGGCGACGACTCGGCGATCCTCGAGCCATGTCGGCAGCGGGTCGGGGCACGCCACGTGCTCGGCGGAGATTGAGAGGTGGCTGGTCCCCTCGAGGCCATCGGTGACCACCACCCCGAGGCGCATGTCCACCGCACGGGCGCCCAGCACAAAGTCCTCGAGTGCCATTACTCCACCGCTCTGTGGTGGTCGCTGCCTCCCGTCGCGGTGCGTGTGGACTTGCCTCGCGATGCGCTCAAGGCTGTTCTGAACGCTGACGGGCACCGCCGCCGCCGCATTCAACAGCTGGCGAGTGTTCATGGGTGCGTAGAGAACGGGCGTATGGGCTGCACAGATGGCACGCAGTGCCGGACCCGCCTCCGCGTCGATTCCGTAGTCGGCACTGTACGACGCGACGAGATGGTCGACGATGACTGCGACAACCTCACTCGGTAAACGGGCAAGCGGACACTCCGCCCGCTGCGCGCCGCACAGCACGGTCATCACCTGGCGCTGAAGGACGGGTGCGAAGTCGCCCTGTCGGTGCTGCCGCCAGTCGCCCGGGTGGCCGACGGCCGCCAGCCCACCGCAGAAGCGCAGCAGTGGTTCGCGGCGGAGCGCAAAGAGCAGCGCCCGGCAGAGCGGTGCCCCGCCCTCGGCCAGGGCAGGCGCCCCGAGGGCGAACCCCGTCACGGCCGCCATCATCGCCCCTGTGCGAGAGGCCGTGCGCCGGAGCGCCGGCTCGGCCGCAAAGGCATCGCGGAGCACGGTCCGAGCTGCGAGGTTCCAGTCGGCGGCCTCGCCGTCCCGTGGCCGCAGCCCGAGCTCGTGTGCCGTGTTGAGGACACTGCGCGCCGCGAGGACACTGAGCAGGGCGGGGACCTTGACACTCCACAGCGCCTCGCAATGGTCGCCCAGCTCGCGGGCGCCCGTGAATGCGGCGGCACAGTCGCCGCGGGTCAGCGCCCCGAGGTGGGCCATTCGCTTGACCAGCGAGGACGTGAAGCGTGCCTCGGCGGGAACGTCCGAGACCAGCAGCTCGTACCGCGGTGCGACTACCTGTCCGCTGCGCGACGACCGGCCGCACTGCTGCAGCATCGCCTCCGCGGACCACGGCAGCTCCACGAGCAGGTGGGCCCGCGGGCGGAGCCCGGCCTCGGCGTGCAGTGACACCCCCTGCGAGGAGGCCGCCGTCACGACGGCCACGTGGACTCGGTCCCCCTGGAACAGGTCGACCCGGTCGCGCAGCGTGGCTCCCGCCCGCCCCGATAACTCGACCACCCCAAGCGGGGCGAGCTGCTCCATGAGCGCCGCGACTGGCTCGGGCGGCAGTGTACTGGCGAGGCGTTCTAGGTGTGCGTGGCACTCGGGGTCGCTGCGCGCCGCCTCGGTCGTGGCCCCGCGGAGGGCGGCGACCATCGCCCGGTCGCCGCGGCTCTGGGCCGCACCGCCCGTGTGCTGGACGGTGATGAGCACGCTGAATCCTCGGGCGACGAGATTCCGGGCACGCTCGACCGCTCCCGGAATCTTTTGGGCCGTGATCAGCAGCTGGAAGAACGAGAGCCGCCGTGCACTGGCGAGGCACCACCGGTTCCAGAATGCGACACAGTCGTCATACACTCGCACATCCTCGGGGCTCTGAGGGACGGTCACGCTCTCGATCGTCTCGGCGACCTGCCGAAGCGACCGTGCCGTGTATTTGCCGCGACGCTTCAAGTCGAGCGAGACGAGCTCCATCGCCGCGTTGCCGCGGCGCTTGATCGTCTGTGCAAAGTCGACGTGCTCCCGGAACGGGGTCCCGGGTCCCCACAGCCCGAGTCGCTCCATGTAGCCTATCTGGTCGACACTGCTGGCGGCGGTGGCGGTGCTGTACAGGATCGCGGCCTCGGGCAGTGCACGCTGGAGCTCTCCGCACACTCGACTGCAGCCGCTGGTCGGGTTCTTGGCGGCGTGGGCCTCGTCGAACACCACTGTCGCACGACGCCCGACGCCGCGCAACCGCCCGACGAGCTGGGCGAGCCGCCTCACATCCTGCAGGGCACGGTACGTGGTGACGTGCCATATCCCCACGCTCATCCGCGCCTCGGCCACCTCGGCGCCGGCGACGGCCACGAGGTCGCGGCGGGCGTCCGCAAAGAGCACCGAGCTCGAGGTGACCCATACGCCGACCGCCCCGGGCTCGGAGCACTGCTCGTGCAGCACGGCGGCGATCGTGCGCCCCTTGCCCACCCCAGTGGCATCGCCGAGCCAGAAGCCGCGGTCCGCATCGTGGTCAAATGCCGCGAGTGCGAGCGCCACTGCCTCCAGTTGCGCGACGGAGATGCCGAGCGGGATGGTGTGCGGTGCGATGGATCGCGATGGTGCGATACACGCCGCCAGGTTGTCGCTCTCGGAAAGCTCTGTCGGGTGCTCGTCGCCGATCCGCACCCATGGCTCGGGTAGGGCCACCGTCGCCCTCCACGGAGCGGACATCGCACCGGTCTCCTCGCCCCGGGCCCCACGCCCTAACTCCCCTGCGGACGGAGCGACCCGTGTAAAAAAAACACCGGTACGAGGACAAACGATCAATGGAGTGCTCCACCGAGATCGGTACGCCCGACCACTGGATCTCGACGCACACGCTGCTGCCACTGGCGGTGGCTGTACTGGGGCGGGTGCCGCTCGTCTTGGTGCTGCTCGGGGTGTACCTGTGGGAGTCGGCGGAGAATTTTGTACTGGAGTGCGCTGGCCGCAACGAGGAGACTGTCTTCAACGCCCTCGTCCTGGACCCCCTGGCAGCGGTCTGTGCCCTCGGCGTCGCATGGCCGCTCGTCGCATGGGCGCCGCCCCCGCAACGCACGCCGCTCGAGTGGACCATCCGGATCGGATGCGTCGCGGCGCCGTCCCTCGTGCTCTGGTTTGGAGAGACACCCTCGGCCGCGGCGTTCACCGTCCTCTGGTGTGCCATGGTGGTACTAGTCGGTCAGGGCGAGACGCCGCCGAGCGTGCGCGCGGGCCTGTGTGGCTTTGCTGTCGTCCACCTGCTCTTCGTACAGTACTCGGAGTGGCCGCACACACGCAACGTCGCGCTGTGTGCCCTGGCGGCCACCGTGGGCCTGGTCTCGCGCGGACGCGTTGGTTCCAACGTGTAGAATCGGTGTAGGGTATCACAAAAACGGCGCATGTCAGTCCGGGTCGTGCGCTTGCGCCGCGGCATGCTGTGCACGGTCCGGGTACCGCACCATGCCGATGCGTGCATGTGGGCGGTGGACGCTGTGGTGTGGCTCGCGGTGGCCACTGGCGTCAGGGTGTTTACAGCCGTGCGTACGATCGCCGGTCGAGAAAATAGGGGGGCGGGGGGAAACGACGATGAGCAACACCGAGGAGCAGCCGCAGCTTGACGGAGTGGAGCGCATGACCGATGCCGACCTCCGGCGCCTCAGCCGCGAGCCGGGCAACGCCGTGTTCTCCGCCCTGCCCGAGGAGGAGCGCGAGCCGTGGCCGATGGAGAAAGTCGCACAGGTCTTCCGTGCCATCCACGCCGACTTCATCGCCCACTGCGGGGCGAAGGCGGACGGCGACGTCGAGCGGCGGCGCGAGCTGTTCCGCAGTGCGGGTGACGACGGCCAGGCGTGCATCCGCGCCCACCCGACGCTGTTTGAGAAGGTGACGACGAGGGAGATTGCGACCGATCCCCGGGCTATGGCCATCTTCTGGGGCATGATCCAGCTGCACCACAAGGTCGAGACCGGAGACATGACGATGGACACGGCGCGCCAGGTGTTTGCGGCGCACGTCAGCCCCGCCGGGGCGAAAAATACCCCACGACAAGAGTAAATTAGCATGGAGGAAGGCGGGAGCTCGCTGCTGATCCCGAGGATAGAGACACTCCTGCGGCAGATGCACGTCGTGTCGGCACTGCAGCTGCACGAGAAGCTCACCGTAGGACCCCGTGGCGAGCTGTCGGCCGCCCCGCCGTCCGCGTTCACGGCGCTGCAGCGTACGTGGGGGGGCGAGTCGCGGCTGGCGGGCATCGAGGCCGTGGACTCCGTGGTGACCGAGCTCGACGCTCTCGTCCGAACCGAGTGCGATCGCTACCGGCGCGGGGCGGAGGGGATCAAGACCGTCGTGGCCTCCTGGGTCGAGGCCCTATGCTGCAGCGTCGGCGGGCTCACCACGCTCGCCCGCACGTACCACGGCGACCACGGCTATGCATCGCGCGTCACGGCCGTCATCCGCCAGATCGACGCCCTGCGCCTCGTCGCCAACGAGACGCTGGGGCTCGACGTCGCACTGTGCCCGTCGCCCGCACTCCGCGAGAACCGCCTGATCGAGAGCGCCGCGGGCCCGGGCGAGCGTAGTTGAAGGCCAGGGCGCAAGAGCTTGCGTCCGCTTTTTTTACCGGACCTGGTCCCTGTACTGGGCCCAGAGCGAGGGCCACACGACACTCTCGCCCCGTGGTATCGCCCGCCCCCCAGTGGATGGCCGAGCTCGTTCGGTGCGAGCTTTGCCGCCTCGCGGCGAGCTACGGCCGCCTCGCCCTGGCGCAGCTGTTTGTGCCCCGCGGGGCGCACGACCACCTGGCCGCCCTCGTGGACCTGCTCCCGACCATCGCGGCGCTCGTGAGACAGCCGCCCCGTGTCCGGGTCTCCGGGCGCCTCATGGACTACCTCGTGCCAAGGAGCCACTGCCCTCTCGTGCAGGCGGCCGACGGCCGCCTGTACGGCGCACCGCGGGGCTCCAACTGGGTGCTCGACTACGACCCGACGACGGGCTCGTGTGGGTCGATCGCCCTCCCCGTGGCGCACTGGGACCGCTCGGACACAGCCAAGCACGTCGGCGCGCTCGCAGCGGGCGGCGACGGGCGGCTCTATGCGGCGCCCTACGAGGGCGAGGGCGTGCTCGTGGTCGACCCGGCCGCGCGCACCGCCGACATCGTCCCCATCCGCCACGAGACGCTCTGCACCTACACGGCCCCCATGGCCGCCGCATCCGACGGGCGGCTGTACTGCCCCCCCGACTCGGGCTGCTGCGTCCTGTGTGTGGAACCCACCACCCGCACAGTGAGCTTCGTTGACCTCCCGGTCAACGTCGAGTGTGCGGACCCGGGGGATCTCCTGGTCGCGGAGGGCATGTACACGAGCGAGCTTGTGGAGCACCGGGGCGTGCTGTTCGGCGCACCGACCAACGCCCCGTTCGTCCTCGCCCTGGACCTCGAGCGACAGACGTGCGTGCCCCTGGAGCCGGCCGACGGCTGGGGCGCCCCCCAGGGCGATCACTGTAAGTGGGCGGGGCCACTGTGCCCCGTGCGTTCGGACTGCGGAGCGGTGACACTGGTCTGCTTGCCACACGGCGACGGTCTTCGCGGCGTCCTCGTGGTAGACTGTGACCGTGCCGTCGAGCAGATTCGAGCGGGTGCGAGTGTGTGCACGGGGTGCGTCCACGAAGAGCTGCGATGTGACCGAGTGGACGAGCCATGGCTCCCCAGTCTGTGCGTCGCGACCGAGGCGATTCCAGTCGGCGGGTCGTTCGTGTCCTACGCGTCGGGCACACGGTGCATCGGGGCGAGCAGCGTTCTCGGCCGTCCCGGGGTGGTGTTCCTCGGTGGCCGATGGCGACGGCCGCGGTACCTCGAGCTGCCACTCGACGAGGCATGGTCAGCGCCCATAGTCTGTGGGACCTACGCCTGTGTGACCGGGGTGCACCACGGCCGTGCGGGGCTCGCTCGCGTCCATCTGCACGAGCGGACCGCCGTGTTCTGTCCCTCTGCAGAATGTCGACGAGGGCCCCATGCGACGCTCGACGAGGCGACCGGTGACATCTGGTTGCTAGACTTACCAACTTGTACGCGAGTTTTCAAGTCGTTTCTGGGTTGCTGCCACTGAGATCCCTTTGGCCACATTTTCGACCTGCCCGTGGTCGATACTGTGTATCCTAGCAGTGTCTTGTAGTTGGATTTCGATATCATTGGAAATCGCATGGCGCTGCTGTAGTGCGGTGGGGTCATCTAGCCGTACGACAAGGCAGTCAGGAGTGAGCCACTAGTGCACTCACCGGAAACCTCGCGGCGAAACGCCCCAGGGTCGGTGCACTCGCGTGTGCCCATGGGATCTACTCGACAATGGATATATTCGGCCTCGACGCATCACTATGGGGCGACATGTGCGCCCTCGTATACAGCGAATTTTTCTAATCCGAAGTCCTGGAGTTTCATATTGGCCGTCCCACGGACTCGTCGTTCCATGACCAGCGGTAGCTTCTCGATGGTATTTGTTTTGCTGGTTCGGGCGAGGTTCGTTACGTTGGTACGAAAACGGTCGGCGATGTCTGTCTGGGGGGACAGGAGTACGTCGGGTGGGAGCGCGGCATACTCTGCCTGTGCACTCCGAAGATGTTGCTTAAATTCAACGAGTTCATTCGCATCGACAGGCTCATCAAGTTGGAAGTGTTCTATGTCGACGCAAGCGAAAGGATTCACTGCACACTTTCGCCAGTGTTGAACCTCGGATCGGACAAACGCATGCTTGGACGCAGCCTCGTTGCCGATCAATCCGGTAACCGTGTCCCCGAGCATACCACGGCGCCCCGCGACGACCGCCCCGAGGAGACCCGCGGTGCCGAGGGCTCCCAGCTCGACCGGCGCCACGCCGCTCGAGCTAGTGGACGGTGCAACCGCGCTCGGAGCGACACGGGTCGCGAGCTGGTCGCACTGCCCCCCTAATAGCCCGCTAGCACGGTCGGCGCCGCGGCAGACGTAGGCCTGGAATGGCGGACCGCCGTCAAAGATGGGCATGCGCATGCACTGGGCACCGTGTGTCGCCGCGGACCGAACAATCGTGTCCCGGCAGGCGGGGGACAGCAGTGCGGCACCGGTGCACGCCTCGGCCGTCTCGCGACGAAATGCCCCGGGGTCGGTGCACTCTTGTGTGACCATCGGATTTAGTATTGACGTCATATAGTTCGCAGTGCACGGCGATGTCGTACATTGCCCCGTATGTATACTGATGAACCCATGTACCGAATTCCAAAAAAATTCGGAGCCCGAGCCCCCCGAGCCCCCCTCCCTCCCTCCCTCC